CCTACCAGTCCTGCGGCTCAAGTCAACAGCGATTGGAACGCGGTTAGTGGTTTGGCTGAAATTCTTAATAAGCCTTTTGTACCTTCAACACTCGATAGCCTAACGGATGTAAACACACCTGCACCAACAAATGGGCAAGTGCTTACATACAACACAAGCACCGGGCAATGGATTGCATCCACGCCTTCGGGTGGTGGCGGCAGTGGCACGGTTACATCGGTAGGACTTACCATGCCTGCACCTACTAACGCTGCATTCAGCGTAACAGGTTCACCCGTTACCACATCAGGCACACTTGCGGTAGGTGCAAACGGAACAAGCGATCAATACATCGACGGCACAGGTGCGCTTCGCACACTACCATCAACAGGAGGTGGCGGTGGGCAGGTGTTCTACTTTAATGGTAACGTATCACAGGGTAGTATTGGTGGCAATCCTTACTACGAGTTAGGCACAACAGCTAACACAGGTCCAGCTGCAGATTTCACACGTGCAACGACAGGTGTGATTGCTCGATTCATCACAGACGTAGGCTCACCAAATCACCTTGTAATACCTGCAGGTGTATGGACTATTGATGTGTACTTAAGTGAAACAGGGGGTGGTTCAAACCATGCCCAAATACTTGCTAAACTTTACACGTACAACGGAAGCACGTTCACATTAGTTGCTACTTCCACGATGGAAGAGATAACAAACGGCAACGTGCCTGATTTGTATAGCTTCACTATCTCAGTTCCTACCACGGCAACACTTGCAACCGACCGCATACACATCGAGTTCGACATTCAGAACACGAACGGCAAGACGGTAACGCTTTACACGGAGGATGGGCGTATAGGTGAAGTGCATAGCACATATGCAATCGGACTCAGTTCATTGAATGGCTTAACCGAAAGCACACAAAACTTTGCAGTAGGCACAGCCGGGACTGACTTTGCAATAGTTAGCGCATCAGCTACCCACACGTTCAACCTACCTACAGCCAGTGCAGCAAATCGTGGCGCATTGAGTAGCGCAGATTGGTCAACCTTTAATGGTAAGGCAGGCCTTGCTTCACCTGCATTCACAGGAACACCAACCGCACCAACGGCAACCGCTGGAACAAATAACACTCAGATAGCCACGACGGCTTATGTTGACAGTGCTACAAACAATACGCTGTCCGCTTACTCTATGAGGGCTAACAATACGGCTGTATCCGCTATTGCCTCTAACTTTACATTCAAAGACCTAGGTGAGCAAACACTGCCAGTCACTCCAAGTTGGGGAGGAACAGCACCAACTGGTGGAACTTTAAGATATAGATGGTTTCAAATCGGAAACGTAGTTCACTTTCATTTTATATTTACCTATACTGGAGCTGGAACAGGTAACACAAATTTGAATTTTGATCATCCTAGTGACATGCCAATACCCGTTATTTTTAGCGGAATAACAGCAACTATAACATTTCTCTATAGATACTTATCATATACAGCAACCACAACAAATGCAAACCCACCGAGCGGATGGTATGGAGGTCTTAAGAGATTAACAATTAGCCCATCTACAACTTATGGTTGGCAGTTTTCAGGGGCTAGCACAGGAGCAACATCGTGGTCAGTTAGTGGAACATATTACGCTTAATAATTAAGAAAATGATTATTTCAACTTTATCAACACCAATTCCTTATTTTAACGTAAGCCTAACTAAAATAGGTTGGGTATTATCCTATCCAGATTGTGTTGCCTACTATCAACTGCTTAACGACTCTAATACGAAAATGTATGAGGGTCATTATATAGTTGATGAGGCAATAGTTCAAGCATGGGGAGCTGATGATTCAGTAATCACAGACGCGATTGTAAACGCAGCACCTTGGAATGTATAATGCACTAAGTAATGGCAGATGAGTTTCAGAACATACTGAACGAATATGCACTGGCTGTAGTTGAGCGTGCGCAATCCAACCTGCGCATCAAACGCAGGGTGCGTGGCAAGACAGTAAATCGTGTTGCTTCAGGACGTTTGCTCAATTCGTTGTACTACAATCTTAAGATTCGATACAACAAGCCCACGATAGACTTCACCGTGTCTAATGACGAGGCAGGAAAGTATGCGGATGTGATAGAGTTTGGGCGCAGGGCTTATCCGGGTGACCCAACTAAACGCCCACCATACAAGGACATCATGAAGTGGATAAAGCTAAAGCCATTGAAGCTACGCAATAGACAGGGGGAATTTATAAAGGCAACAGAAAGTAGCATTAAGAGTGCGGCCATAGCCATTGCAAAGAGCATAGGCGAAAAAGGTATAGAAGGTATTTACTACTACACCGAAGCAATAGACGACACATGGGATGAGTATAAAGACAAGCTAATGGAAGGTTATATTAAATCAGTTGAGAACCGACTACTACTAAACAAAAGATAATGATTACAATTATAGATCAACCCTATCTGTGGGCGTTACGTGGGCAAAAGCTAATGATTATTGCAAGCAGCACGGAAACGGCTAACACGGGTTTTAAGTATGGTGTTGAAGTAACCGCTCAAGGTGTCATTTACAATTTCTACTTAAGTGCTGCACCCGATGGCAATTTGTATTTTGATATGCAGCCATTGTTTGATTCAATGCGTAACTCTGAACCGCTCGGTTATCATTTTAATACAGATGATACAATAGATGATAATAGCAAAATGACTTATGATTTTAAGTTATTTGAATGGTGGATTGTAGACGGTGTATTTACTGAAAACGAAGGTAGCAGAGTAGATGGAGATGCTGGCATCGTAGTTAATGGCTACTTCCAAGTGATAGACGCATACAAGCCGAACGTAGAAACAGGCAGTATTAAAGTAAAACAATCACTCACTAATACATCTTCGTATGCAATGAGTGACCGCAATAATGACACTTCACCATTTTACCTTAGTGAATCATGGGGGCTTAGTGCAGCAACAAATAGCATTTGGATACCAGTGCTCGAAGCAGATTACGGGGTGCTGTGCATTCCCGGCAATGATAGCTATCTAAGCAACAACGCAGCAACTCAATTCCGCATTCAAATCTTTTCAAGTGCAGGTGTGCCAACGCAACAGGTTATTGCATTGAATGGCTACGATATCGAAGCATTACCTATCTACCCTGCAAACCTTAACGACTGGACAGGGCTAACTGTGAAGCCTTCGCTATTTCCAAACTGGAGGTGTTACACGGTGGTAATGCTTAATGCGGCAAATGGTCAATGCAGCGAAACATACACCTTTTACAACGCACACGACTACGGGCAGGCTGATTGTAATTGGCCTAACATGCGCCTAGGTTGGGTAAATAGCCGTGGTGGTTGGGATTATTTCAACTTTACAAAGAAGTCAGAAACAACAAACGAGATAGACCGCAAGCAATATCGTAAAGTATTATTTAATGGAACAACAGGAGTGTTCAGCGCAAACGATAGGACGCTAACACAACGCCAAAACTTAGTGCAGCAAGTGCTAACCGTTACATCGGATTACATCACAGAAGGCGAGTTTAAACTACTTCGCGGCTTGCTTGTATCTAACCAAGTCACATGGCTAACTGAAGACGCAGGCAAACCTATTGAAGTACCTGTGAACATAGACGATACATCGTATGTTGAAAAGCGTTCAAGCGATGGCAAGCTATACAACGTAACTTTGAAGGTGCGCCTATCAAACCAATACTGGACATAACATGAACGGAGAAGTACAATTACTAGTTAATAGCGAAGTACCTGCAGCGATTGCGAGCGTAAGCAATAACCCAATTTTTGTTGGTATTGGTGCAATTTCACGTTTGATTGTTACTAGTAGACCTGAAGTTGCAGCACTTACAACAGGGGACACGCTAACTATATTTAACGCAGCAGGTCAAAGCGTAACAAAAACGCTTAACTCAAACCCCGTTATTGATTCACCAGTGCCGGGGGAAACACGTTTGAACTTTTTTGGTACATGGGCGCAGGACTATTCAGCAGCTGCAGGTGGTTACTTCATGTTGACCGTAGGTGGTGAGGCTTATTTAGATCTATACGAGAACGAGAGCATAAGCCAAAACTGGAAGTTTCAAGACCTCAATAACTTTACTGCACAAGGTTCATTCAGCCGTGAGTTCCGCATACCATTCACAGAGAAAAATCAAATCGCACTGGGTGCGTTGTTCGATGTCAATGTTGAATCAGGCGCATCAAACTACTTCCACTATAAGTTGCCTGCAGAAATCCGTGTAGATACGTTGCCCATCGCTACAGGTTACGTGCGTGTGCGTAAGGTATACAAGCAGCTAGGACGTGTCAACGAGGTTGAGTTAGCATTCTATGCTGAAACGCCCGACCTTGTGCGTAACATCGGGGAGAAGAAGCTCGCAGATATAGTTGAAGTGGCAACGCTAAACGAGACTGTGAACTATGCTAATGTAACTAATGCCAGTGCTAACCGCATTTGGACTATACTCGACAGAGGGCAAAGATGGAGCGAAAACGAGGAACAGAATACACGACCACTACAGGACGCAGATAACCCAATCTATGCAGCCGACCTAACGCCTGCAGTTAATTGGTGGTTTTTGTTTAGCAACATCATCAAAGAAGCAGGTTTTGAGTTAGTAGGTGGCTCACTGGAAAACATCCTCGAAACATACTGGATGCCGTGGTGCAATAGTCGATTCTTGCAGGGTAGTGATACCAATGGTGGCTTCGGATTTCGTGCTGAAATACCAACCATTACAAATGCTCAATTTGCTTACATACCATTCAGCACTGAGATATTCGACAATAACTCTGATTATAACCCGGCAACATACACCTTTACTGCACCTGCAAGTGGACGCTATTTCTTTAACTTCAACTTTAATGTTGTAATCACAGGCACAAGCGCACGCATATTCGTGCAAGCTGTAGTGAATGCAGTAAACAACTACCCGATTATTGATGTGCAGTTTTTTACAGGCACAAGTGTATGGGCCTTCACTGATTCGCAAGTATTAAATGCAGGAGATACGGTGCGTTGGTATTCATACAAACAGGGTGTAGGTACTGCTCAATTTGATGCAGGTAGTTCAGTTGGTTTGTCTGTTGCAAACCTTAACTATTCACAAAGCATATACTATCCATTAAATGCACCCGATATGAAGCAGATTGACTTTGTAACGGATGTGATTAAGATGCACAACTGCGCTATCGTAGCGGATAAGGCCATCCCGTCCAAGATATACATAGTGCCACAGAATAGCTACCTAGGTAGTGGAAATGTCCTAGACTGGACAACTAAGCTAGATATATCAAAAGACATTACAATAGGTAGCACTGTTGATCTACAAAAAGCAAAGTTTCAATTCACCTATACCGCAGGTGAAGACCTACTAAGCAAACAATACCGCAATGTTGAACGTGTGTATGGAGATTACGAGGCGGTAGGTTACACGGTGAATCCCGATACTTCACCAAGTGACTTCGCAATAGGTGACCAAAAGATTACCCTTGTAACACGTAGCACGCCATCGGGCGTTGTGAATGGCAGCGGTTATGTAATGCCTATGTTCTTGAATGAATCCGTGCAGTTTGTCGCACCAGGGCCTCGATGTTTATTTGAAGCAGGTACATGGCAGGTACAGTTTTTTAGAGATGCGACGAGTACAGTTATATATATGCCTGTGCCTGTACTAAATAACTACAGCGCAGTATATGCGGAGATAGATGATGTTGATTTGAATTGGTCGCCTGAAGTACCACCGCACTTTATCTATACCAATCCATACAACAACCTTTTCAATCTGTACTGGAGAACGTACATGAATGCGCTATATAGTCCTGAAGCACGCATGATGGAGGCATCATTCGCCCTATCACTGAGCGACATCTTAACCTTTCAGTTTAATGATAAGGTTTGGATACAGGATAGCTATTGGCGCATCATTGAGGTAAATGATTACAAGGTGGGTGATGTTGAAAGTACAAAGGTTAAGTTGCTCAAGTTCCTTGAAGATACAGAAGACTGCACATCTACACCAGCGTCAGTTGCAATTAATGGTGAGGTAAACTTTGAAGATGCAGCTGGTGACCCCGTAACAGCCACACAAGATTGCTGCACGCGCTATGGTTACACATGGGATGAAACAGCAGGGGTATGTTGGGCTTTTATACCAACAGGTGATAGACCAAATTCGCCAACATCGGGCGCGGCTACTAATCCAGCACCGCGCAGAACAAAAGCGCAAACGCGAAACGCTGCAGTAATCAATTCGGTTATCAATGGTGATGCTGTGACTATTGCAACCGCTAACAAGAACATGCTTGCTGTTGGTGAGAATCTTGATTTAAGGAAAGACGTTCGCGGTAACATAATGCTAGGTAAAAATGTTACTACGAATCTACCCGGCAAGCACATTGGTGGCGGCTATCGCGCAGGTGACCCTGCGAACTTTGCTTACAATGGATGGGCGCAGTTTGGGCAGTTCGTATTGCAACGACTTATCACAGTTGCCGCATCAGGCAATACGTTCAATTTATATGTTGAAGGTGTACCAAACGAGTACATAGAACTAGAAGACGAGAGCGTATGGAGTGTGATAATGAATGTGACAATAACGGATTCTGCAGGTGGCAACGAAACGTCATTGCATCACTTTACGCTAGATAAGTTTGCGGCCCTTGCAGGTGCAAGTGCAATCACTACAATAGACACAATAAGCGCGATAGGTGCATACGTATTCACATTTGGAATTGATACGGCAACCAATACGGATGAGCATCGTATCAATGTAACCGTAACAGGTGGCACTTATCCAGCTGCATTCGTAATCACTGCAAGCATACAATACCAACAAGTTAAAACATCGATTACATAATGGACAACATCAAAAACTCAATGCGCTATTTGCAACTAGGAATCAATGCAAAACCCGAACACAACTATGGCTTGCGTAAGTGGCAACGTGTTCTATGGTTTGCGACCTTGTATGTGTGGCGCACACTCTTGTTTTTTGGACTTATCTATTTACTATCTAAACTTATTTACTAATGGCTGAACCTATTGTTAGGAGTTTCGTAATTGACACTACCGAAAGTGAGCAGAATCTCAAAGAGTTGAATGTCCAAATCAATGCGACATCAACCGCGATCAACAGCAGCGCACAATCATTTGACAACGTA